GGTCGAACGACAAGAAGTTCAAAGCGGCCTTCGACACCCTCTCCAATTCCTTGCGGGCAAAGGTCAAGAAAACCGGTGCCGATGGCAGCTACGCCGAGTTCCTAAAAGCGGCCACGGCACGTAAAGAAGGCAAGGATGGTGTCGTCGACAACAAAGAGTTCAAGCCGCGCCTGTCGCCAGCGGAACAGCAAGCCGCTGCAGCGGACAAAATATACGCTGATGTGAGGAAAGCCACGGGCCGGCCGTCGACCAAGTTCCTCCGGAACTAAAAGGGATCACATTTTTTCACTTTTTTAGAATGAGGCTGCAAGGCCTCGCAGGAGACAAACGATGTTCTACAGCAAAAAAGTCGTCATCGACATGGGGACGTCGGAGATTCTCGAACGTGACCGAATTCAGTATGACGGCCCAGTAGAACACTGCGGCGGATTCGGCCAAGTTATTCCGGTAGTCGGGACTCCCTACGGATTCCTTGGTGAAGTCTCACGTAGCGGTGGTGGCGACCCGTTCATTCTCGCGCGCCAAGCCAACGTCAACAATGCGAACAACATCAATTTTAGCGACCCCGTCATGCTCTTGCCCGACGCGACGGGCGGTACCTGCAAGCAATATCAGGATTGGCAGGCGAACGGTGGCGGGCTCCAGGTCGGAGGTTCCGGCCTAAACAATGCGAGCCCGATCGTGACGCCCGGCAATCTGGCCGGTATCGCCATCGGCGATTTTGTGTTCAACGCCGCGATTCCCGCAGGGACTTATGTAGTCGCGATCAACCCCGTCAACGGGCAAGTCACGCTGTCGAAGACACCCACTGGTGCGAATAACGCCAATACGACCTTGCAGTTTGCGCAGTTTGCGGGCTTTGCAACCCGCGAAGTCAAGACGATGTTCACCTACGGCTTGACGCCTGGCGCACCAGTTCCGAGTCCGACACAGGGTTACTACATGCCCGGACAGTATGTGGGCATCCTCGGGCGCGGCGCCATGACGATCAAGGTTCCGGTCGGAGCTCCCGTAGCTGGTGGACCTGCCTACTTGCGCGCAATCGTGAACGGCGGAATTCCGAACGGCGTCGTGGGCGGCATCGAGTCGAACAACGACGGGAACAACAACATCTTGTTGGCGAACAACCCCTCCATCGCTGATGTGTACTTTAAGAATGGCGCGATGGATGCCAACAACGTCTGCGAAATCGTGATTTTGTCGAGAATTGCTGCCTAATAGCGGCAAAGGCTGAGCGTAACTGGAGGATTGAAATGTTTGCAAAACTCGCGCGGCGCAATGCCGCGATGGACGCGCAACGGGCAATCCAGCGTTTCGAGTCGATGCCGCGGTGGTCATACAGCGGCGACAGCAAGAGGCACGCGCAACTTGCTCTCGAAGTATGTCAAGACCTGCTCGAGCGCGGCATTGGTATTGACGCGACGACCGGTACGGGTTTGGCCTACCTCGCTTCGATGCTCGAACTGCCCGATGTAAAACTCGTCGAGCCTCTGGCTGCGGTCACGCATGCGCGCGACATCCCCATCAAAACCGGGGGCGGCTATGTCGAGGAACTCACGGCATGGGCCGCGAACTACGGGTCTTCGGCGAATAACCAGTTCGGCCTCATGGAAAATAAGAACGTCGACGTGGGCATCGTCCAGGCCGAAGTCCTGAAGGGCATCTGGCCGGCGTTTATTTGGGCGCAGGCGATGCGTATTTCTTACGTCGATCTGCAAAAGTTGATCGATTCGAAGAAATTCGGGATTCCCGCGCCTTACTCCATCCAGCAACTCCTCGATACCGGCTTGCGCTTGATCTGGAACAAGGCACTCGATCGCGTGACCTACCTAGGGTGGGGCGGGTATGGCGGCTTGATGAACAATTCCGCCATTACGTCTGTACAGGCTCCCCTGACGGGAAGCGGCAGCTCTCCGCTCTGGGTGAATAAGACCACGACGAACATCCTCAATGATTTCAATTCGGGCATCATCCAGGTCCAGCAGAACAGCGGTTACGACGTGGAAGGCATCCCTGATACCGCGCTCGTGGATTACGAACACTGGGGCGTGCTGAATCAGCCCATGACCACGGGCGGTTTCAACTCACTGCTCGAATACATTTTGATGAACAACGTTGCGCGGCGCCAAGGCGTCGACTTTGAGATTTTGCCCTTGCCTGACCCATGGATTTCGACTCAGGGCACGGGCGGGACGAGCGAAATTCTCTTCTACCGCAAGGCCGAAGAGAGCCTCTATCTCAAGATTCCGCAACCCATTCAGAAGGTTTTCACAGTGCCGTCCGTGCAGAGCACGGGTTACGAAACACTGTTTATGGGCTGCATCGGCGTGCCGCAGATTCTGCGACCGACGACCCTGCTCTACATGTACGGAATCTAGAGCACACACGATTTTTCGATTTCTGGGTTCAGTTTTTGGTCTTGTGGGGAGTTTTCCCTGCGAAGGAGTGCGTCTATGTACGTCATCGCGAAGCGAAAAATTCTGTTTCAGGAGTGGAGTCCTGGTAAGCAAGTCGGGGAGACTTGGATACCGGGAAAGGTGCTCCGCGCACATCACGTGCCGGATAGCAAAGATCCTCAGCAAATCCCGGATTGGGTAGGCGCCCTCGATAGCTTTAAGGATGCGGTCGAGCATGGCGACATGATGGAAGTCATCATTCCCAATCCCCCGAAAGCTAAGCCAGCAGCAGGGGCAGGGCCCGGTCAGTCTGCTACCTCGGGGACAAGCAAGTCCACAACTCCTCCCGTGGACCTGAGCAAGATGAACAAGGACGAACTGCAGCTCCATGCTCTCGAAGTCCATGGTCTCGAGCTGGACGACAAACTGAAGAAGGAAGAAATGGTTGCGGCCATTAAGGAAAAGGCTGCGACGGCTTAAAAATCGAAAAGATGAGGCCCGATGGGTACGCCGGACTGGAGCGGGTGGTTAGCTTCCGGGCCGTGGGCAGGGTCAGGCGATGATACTGACGCTCTCCCGGCCATAGTCGGTCTTGCGTCCAACATTGTCGTTGGGAACAATCCACCTTACACCCTTCAGGATTTTTTGGCGATTTACCCGAAGTGGGGCGGTCCTCCGATCACGCCCGTGCCCACTGCCACGCTCGAATCTGGCAACGAGGTAATCGTGGTCAATTCCGCAGCGGGGATGGTAGCGGGCAATCCGATAGCTGGGGCCGGCATCCCGGATGGAACGTTCATTGTCTCGATCGCGAGCACGAACGTCACACTTTCGAACGCGCCGACCGCAAACGCCAGCAACGTTGCGCTCACGGTTTGGAACGCGCCGCTCATCCCGTTTCCGGTGATTTTGCTGTTCATCGCCTTGGCTTCGGCTTCGCTGGTGCAAGCGCGCTGGCTCGATACCTGGATTATGGCGATGGGGCTTTTCGTGGCGCACTTCGCGACGCTGTATGCGCGTAGCGATGGGAATCCGAATTCGACAGTGGGCCAAGCCGCAGCATCGGGTCTTGCTTTCGGCGTCCAAGTCGCGAAGAGCGTAGGCGACGTGTCCGTGAACTATCAGGCGGTGCAGGGCATTGAGGATTGGGGCGCGTGGAACTTAACGAGTTTTGGGCAGCAGTTAGCGACGTTCGCAAGAGTCATTGGAATGGGCCCGATGCTGCTTTATTGATGAGCTTGCGAGGAGCGCTGGGGTAAGTGAAAAAACTGCGTCCCGCAACAAAAACGTTTCTGGCGCTGCGGATCGCGGGGAAGCGAGATAGAGGAGCTCGGGCAGTTTTTCTGGCTCCTCGCATGAGTTTAAGGATGGATTGAGTGGGACCAAATGTATCGATTACGAAACGCGGCCCCGGCGCGGCACAGGTGCGTAAATCCCTGGATGCCATTGGCCGCATGGAGGTGCTTGTCGGCATTCCCCAAGAACGCACGGGGCGGCGCGGCGACAAGATCACCAATGCTGCGCTCATGTTCATTCATACCAATGGTTCGCCTTTGCGGAACATCCCGGCGAGGCCCGTCATTGAGCCGGCCATTGCTGCGGACGGAAACAAGCAAATCATTGCGGGTGAGCTCGGGCAGGCCGCGAAACAGCAGCTCGAGCAGAATCCTCAGCAGGCGCTCACGTTCTTGCGGCGCGCGGGCACGGCGGGAAGCAATGCCTCAAAGGCTTGGTTTACCGACTCGCGTAACAACTGGGCACCGAACTCCCCGGAGACTATACGGCGCAAGGGTTCCAACCGGCCGCTGATCGATACGGGAGCGCTCAGACGCTCCATTACGTGGGTGATTCGATGATAGTAAGAATCCTAGTAGCTTTCTTTGTGTTCGCGATTCCCGTGCCGCAGGCGCACTACCGGCACCATGGCCCGGCCATGCTCAACGACCTCACGGCGACGCCTGGCAAGGTGCGCACGACCGATACCAAGGCCGTCTGCAGCCAGACCACTCCGCAATTCCGCAACACGACCGAGAAGATGAAAAACGAGGTCTATGCGGCCTACGGCGTCGAGAAGAACAAAGGAATCTGCGAGGGCGGCTGTGAAGTTGACCACCTCATAAGCCTCGAGATCGGCGGAGCCGATGACGTAGCGAATCTCTGGCCTCAACCTAGTCAGCCGAAACCGGGCTTCCATGAAAAGGACAAACTCGAAAACTGGCTGCACAAACAAGTTTGCGCGGGAGACATGCCACTCGTGAAAGCGCAGGAAGGCATAGCCAACGATTGGTATGCGCTCTACCTGGAGATGGAAAAGGAAAAATGATCAGCGTTGAGGAAGTCGTCAACGACCAGGACGTTGCACAGATTTTTACGATTTTGCGGTCCACCAATGGGAAGTTTGTAAGTGGAATCTGGACAACAGACCAGGTTTCCATTCCTTCCTATGGGCCCATTCGTCCGGCAACGCCCCGGGATTTGGAAATGGTTCCGGAAGGGGACAAGGTCAAGGAAGTGAAAATCTTCTGGTCGGCGCAGCCAATTTACGCGACACACGCGACGGATGGCATAGGGGGGTCGAGCGACCTCTTGCAATGGAAGCAACTCTACTACCGGGTTTTGAGTGTTACGCAATCGCAGGACTGGGGATTTTACCGGGCGGTTGCGGTGAGGACAAAAGCGAGCTAATGGGAAGCTCTTTCACTTATCCGGATGGGTCATCGCTGATTTCGAGCGCACTGACGATTAAGGAGATAGGCGCCGCTTTGCAGCCACTTGTCTGCGGCATGCTTGGCATCGCAGAGCCCGAAAGCAGCCCGGCCGTTCGCATCGAATATGGCCCTCAAGGCCAGCCCTACAATGACATCGACGAGGATGTCTGCTACTTCCGGTGCATGCCGACTGAGGATCCCTACACCCGTATCCGAGACCGGTTCAACTGGGGTCCGAATGGCTGGGGAGAAGACCTCTTCGGACGCGAAGCCTATGGCGGAAGTCTGGATGGCAACCCGGCGTTGACGGAACAGTGGACCTACACGAATTCTTGGAAAATACATTTCTGCTTCATCGGGCCGAACTCTTACGATCGCGCGCGCGCGGTGCGCAGCGCGTTCTATCAGGATTACTTCACGGACGCTCTGGCACTGAGCCAACTCTTCCCCGTGAGTGATTTTCCGATGCCCGTGCGCGCGCCTGAGTTATTCGATGGCCAGTGGTTTGAGCGCGTGGACCTGGATGTCGAAATGTACGAATTCGTGACGGAGACCATCAACCGTCAGACGGTCATCAGTGTCGAAGTCGTTCTCCTCGATGCCGAGGGAGAAATTGCCGACCTTGTCCCCTCAGCACCAGGGTGGGGAGCCGGACCTTTTGGGCCACAGCCTTTTGGAACTTAGGAGCTAAACATGACCGTTGGACCTCTGGCAGTTTCAAACATCATCGATGTCACCGTCTCGGCTGCGGCTGCGGCTATTGCCGATCTCCCATTCAATCAAGGGCTCATCGTCGGGCCTTCGACCGTCATTCCTTCCTACGGGGCGAATTCGCGGTTGCAGCAGTTTCCCTCGCTTGCGGCCATGCTCACAGCCGGCTTCACGGACACCGAACCGGAATATTTGGCTGCCGAATTGTATTTCGAGCAGGATGAGCCCGCTGAGTTTGTCTGGATTGGTCGCCAAGACTTGACCGCTATTCAAACCGTTGTTCCCCATACGGGCGCGGCGGGCACGGGCTATGCCGTAGGGGATACGGTCACACCTACTCAGGGCGGAGCATCGAATGCAAAACTCGTGGTCCTGACGATTGGCGCGGGCGGCGCCGTCACTTCGCTGGGGACAACGATTGGGAACCAAGGCACCGGCTATGCCGTGGCTTCGGCTTTGCCGACTACGACCAGCGGAGTAGGTGCCGGGCTCGAAGTAGATATCACGGCGGTCGGTGAAACCTTCTTACAGGCCGTCCAGGCGTGCCAGTTGGTCAACCAACTCTGGTACGGATTCATGTGCTGCGGCGCTGCGGACGCCGATCACCTGGCGCTCTCGGCCTACGCAACGGCCAACTACTTCACGATGTTCTACTTCGGCTCCAGCGCCGATGCGGCTATTCCGGCTGGGACCAGTGGGAACCTGTTCTTGCAGAACCAAGCGCTGAAGAATCGCTCGCTGCTCAGTTACAACACGACACAGGGCGGTACCTTCCCGAACAACATCTACGCGGCGGCCGCGATTCTTGGTCTTGCCATGGGCCTTAACACCGGAGCGCCAGGGAGCGCCTTTACGCTGAACCTGAAGCCGCTCGTCGGTATTGCTCCGGAGCCTCTGACGCAGACGCAGTACACCAACATAGTCAATGCGAACGGCAATACCTGCGCATCCTTCGGGGCCTTCCTCGGATACTTCGTCTCTGGAGTTTTGGGGAGTGGTGAATTCTTTGACCAGATTCTGTACCGCGCAATGCTGGTCAATCAAATCCAAACGAACCTGCTCAATCTCTTGGTCAGTGTGCCGAAGATTGCACAGACGAATGCCGGCGAACACCTACTCATCGCGCAAGTCGATCTGGCGTGCGCCAACCTCGCGAGCATCGGCTACATCGCGCCGGGAGTCTGGGAGGGTGAGCCGGTCATCAATCTCGCGACGGGGCAAGCGCTGCCGAACGGCTATCTCAGTCAGGCGCCGCCTTATTCCACGCAATCTGCGGGAGCGAAAGCCGCGCGCCAGGCCATGCCAATTTCTACCTGCTTCATCGAGGCAGGCGCAGTCGATAGCGTGCAGGTCAACACTTTCGTCGAACTGTAACGGATCCGAGTTTTAGAGGAGAGCTAAGATGGCCGTACTACAAGGACCGGTTCAAACAACCTATTCGTTCAAGGATTTAACTGGGGTGCTGTCGAATCCCTTATTGGGTGCGTCCTACCAACTTGTCGGTGGGAACATCGGCAACGGGAAAATCGTAATCCGCATGATTACCGACCGTT